CCTTCGCTTGCAACGCGGATAAACTTTTATGAAAGGGGGTCTTTATATGAAATTAACAAAAAAACAGCTAAAAGAATATATAGAGGATTACAAAAAATCTGATGACATATTAATTAATTTGTATATAGAAACGTATGAATTTTATTGTCGGTTAAGAGATGAACTTAAAAATAGTGATTTGATGATAGAGCATACAAACAAGGCTGGTGCGAGCAATATTGTTAAGAATCCATTAAGCATAGAACTGACAAAAACAGTTCAAACACTAAATAACTTACTCAAGTCTATGGGTTTAACTGCAGCACAAAGAAAAAAGATAGTTCAAGAAGAAGGTGGTTTTGGTGACTATTAAAGTTTTAAATGAACCTTCACCAAAACTATTAACAACATGGTATGCAGAGCAAGTCACTCAAGGGAAAATAAAAACAAGCAAATATGTTAAAAAAGAATGCGAGAGACACCTTAGATATCTAGAAAATGGAGGTAAATGGGTATTTGATGAAGAATTAGCGCATCGTCCTATTCGATTTATAGAAAAGTTTTGTAAACCTTCCAAAGGATCTAAACGTCAACTTGTATTACAGCCTTGGCAACATTTTATTATAGGTAGCCTTTTTGGTTGGGTTCATAAAGAAACAAAGTTACGCCGATTTAAAGAAGCTTTAATATTTATGGGTCGAAAAAATGGTAAAACAACCACTATTTCTGGTGTTGCTAACTATGCTGTTTCTCAAGATGGAGAAAACGGCGCTGAAATCCATCTTTTAGCAAACGTAATGAAACAAGCTAGGATTCTATTTGATGAATCTAAGGCGATGATTAAAGCTAGCCCAAAGCTTAGAGAAAATTTTAGACCTTTGAGAGATGAAATTCATTACGATGCAACGATATCTAAAATTATGCCACAGGCTTCAGACAGTGATAAGTTGGATGGTTTAAATACACATATGGGTATTTTTGATGAAATTCATGAATTTAAAGATTATAAATTGATTTCAGTTATAAAAAACTCAAGAGCGGCAAGATTACAACCCCTTCTTATATACATTACGACAGCAGGGTACCAACTAGATGGACCACTTGTTGATATGGTAGAAGCGGGAAGAGACACGTTAGATCAAATCATCGAAGATGAAAGAACTTTTTACTATTTAGCATCTTTAGATGATGACGATGATATAAATGATTCGTCGAATTGGATTAAAGCAAATCCTAACCTAGGCGTTTCTATCGATTTAGATGAAATGAAAGAAGAGTGGGAAAAAGCTAAGAGAACACCAGCTGAACGTGGAGATTTTATAACCAAAAGGTTTAATATCTTTGCTAATAATGACGAGATGAGTTTTATTGATTACCCAACACTCCAAAAAAATAATGAAATTGTTTCTTTAGAAGAGCTGGAAGGCAGACCGTGCACGATTGGTTATGATTTATCAGAAACAGAGGACTTTACAGCCGCGTGTGCTACTTTTGCGTTAGATAATGGTAAAGTTGCAGTTTTATCGCATTCATGGATTCCTAAGCACAAAGTTGAATATTCTAACGAAAAAATACCCTATAGAGAATGGGAAGAAGATGGCTTATTAACAGTGCAAGATAAGCCTTATATTGACTACCAAGATGTTTTAAATTGGATAATTAAGATGAATGAGCATTATGTAGTAGAAAAAATTACTTATGATAGAGCGAACGCATTCAAACTAAATCAAGAGTTAAAAAATTACGGGTTTGAAACGGAAGAAACAAGACAAGGAGCTTTGACCTTGAGCCCTGCATTGAAGGATTTAAAAGAAATGTTTTTAGATGGGAAAATAATATTTAATAATAATCCTTTAATGAAATGGTATATCAATAATGTTCAGTTGAAACTAGACAGAAACGGAAACTGGTTGCCGTCTAAGCAAAGCAGATATCGTAAAATAGATGGCTTTGCAGCATTTTTAAACACATATACAGATATTATGAATAAAGTTGTTTCTGATAGTGGTGAAGGAAACATAGAGTTTATTAGTATTAAAGACATAATGCGTTAAGGAGGTGAATGTTATCGCAAAAGAGAATATTGTCACACGCATAAAGAAAAAATTGATAGACAATTGGATTGATCAATCAGCTTCTAAGCTTTATGACTTTAGCCCGTGGAAAAATAAATCTTTTTGGGGTGTAATTAATAATACGCTTGAAACTAATGAAACGATATTTTCAGCTATTACGAAGTTATCTAATTCGATGGCTAGTTTGCCCTTGAAAATGTATGAAGATTATAAAGTAGTTAATACAGAAGTATCTGATTTACTTACAGTGTCACCGAATAATTCTCTGAGCAGTTTTGATTTTATTAATCAAATTGAAACAATCAGAAATGAAAAAGGTAATGCATATGTGCTAATTGAACGAGACATCTATCATCAACCATCAAAGCTTTTCTTATTAAATCCAGATGTTGTTGAAATGTTAATTGAAAATCAATCACGTGAACTTTATTATTCAATTCATGCTGCAACTGGAAACAAATTGATTGTTCATAATATGGACATGCTGCATTTCAAACACATCGTGGCATCTAATATGGTTCAAGGTATTAGTCCGATTGATGTGTTGAAGAATACAACTGATTTTGATAATGCAGTAAGAACCTTTAATCTCACAGAAATGCAAAAACCAGATTCTTTCATGCTTAAATATGGTTCTAATGTAGGTACAGAAAAAAGGCAGCAAGTGTTAGAAGATTTTAAACAGTACTATGAAGAAAACGGTGGAATATTATTCCAAGAGCCCGGTGTTGAAATCGAACCGCTACCTAAAAAATATGTCTCTGAAGATATAGTAGCAAGCGAAAATTTAACAAGAGAAAGAGTAGCTAACGTTTTTCAATTGCCCTCAGTATTTTTAAACGCAAAATCAAACACAAATTTCGCGAAAAATGAAGAGTTAAACAGATTTTACTTGCAGCATACCTTATTGCCAATCGTCAAACAGTATGAAGAAGAATTTAATCGAAAACTACTTACTAAAACAGATAGAGAAAAAAATAGGTATTTTAAATTTAACGTTAAATCTTATTTAAGGGCTGATAGTGCAACACAAGCAGAAGTGTACTTTAAAGCAGTTCGTAGTGGTTACTACACTATAAATGACATTAGAGAGTGGGAAGATTTACCACCAGTTGAAGGTGGAGATAAGCCGCTAATAAGCGGTGATTTATACCCAATTGACACGCCACTTGAATTAAGAAAATCTTTGAAAGGTGGTGATAAAAATGTCAATGAAAGCTAAGTATTTTCAAATGAAAAGAAAATCAAAAAGTAAAGGTGAAATATTTATTTATGGTGATATTGTAAGTGATAAATGGTTTGAAAGTGATGTAACTGCTACAGATTTCAAAAATAAACTAGATGAACTAGGAGACATCAGTGAAATAGATGTTCATATAAATTCATCTGGAGGCAGTGTATTTGAAGGACATGCAATATACAATATGCTAAAAATGCATCCTGCAAAAATTAATATCTATGTCGATGCCTTAGCGGCATCAATTGCTAGTGTTATCGCTATGAGTGGTGACACTATTTTTATGCATAAAAATAGTTTTTTAATGATTCATAATTCATGGGTTATGACTGTAGGTAATGCAGAAGAATTAAGAAAGACAGCGGATTTACTTGAAAAAACAGATGCTGTTAGTAATTCAGCTTATTTAGATAAAGCAAAAGATTTAGATCAAGAACACTTAAAACAGATGTTAGATGCAGAAACTTGGCTTACTGCAGAAGAAGCCTTGTCTTTCGGCTTGATAGATGAAATTTTAGGAGCTAATGAAATAGCTGCTAGTATCTCTAAAGAGCAATATAAGCGTTTCGAGAACGTCCCAGAAGATTTAAAGAAAGATGTAGACAAAATCACTAAAATCGATGATGTAGATACGTTTGAATTGGTTGAAACACCTAAAGAAAGTATGTCACTAGAAGAAAAAGAAAAAAGAGAAAAAATTAAACGCGAATGCGAAATTTTAAAAATGACACTGAATTATTAGGAGGAAATGAAATGCCGACATTATATGAATTAAAACAATCCTTAGGTATGATTGGACAACAATTAAAAAATAAAAATGATGAATTGAGTCAGAAAGCAACAGATCCAAATATTGATATGGAAGACATCAAACAACTAGAAACAGAAAAAGCAGGTTTACAACAAAGATTTAACATTGTTGAAAGACAAGTGCAAGACATTGAAGAGAAAGAAAAAGCGAAAGTTAAAGATAAAGGAGAAGCTTATCAATCTTTAAGTGATAATGAGAAGATGGTTAAAGCTAAGGCAGAGTTTTATCGTCACGCGATTTTACCAAATGAATTTGAAAAACCTTCAATGGAGGCACAACGTTTATTACACGCTTTACCAACAGGTAATGATTCAGGTGGTGATAAGCTCTTACCAAAAACACTCTCTAAAGAAATTGTTTCAGAACCATTTGCTAAAAACCAATTACGTGAAAAAGCTCGTCTAACTAACATTAAAGGTTTAGAGATTCCAAGAGTTTCATACACTTTAGACGATGATGATTTCATTACAGATGTAGAAACAGCTAAGGAATTAAAATTAAAAGGTGATACAGTTAAGTTCACTACTAATAAATTCAAAGTATTTGCTGCAATTTCAGATACTGTAATTCATGGATCAGATGTAGATTTAGTAAACTGGGTTGAAAACGCACTACAATCAGGTCTAGCAGCTAAAGAGCGTAAAGATGCCTTAGCAGTAAGTCCTAAATCTGGATTAGAACACATGTCATTTTACAATGGATCTGTTAAAGAAGTTGAGGGAGCAGACATGTATGATGCTATTATTAACGCTTTAGCAGATTTACATGAAGATTACCGTGATAACGCAACAATTTATATGCGATATGCGGATTATGTCAAAATTATTAGTGTTCTTTCAAATGGAACAACAAATTTCTTTGACACACCAGCAGAAAAAGTATTTGGCAAACCAGTAGTATTTACAGATGCAGCAGTTAAACCTATTGTGGGAGATTTCAATTATTTTGGAATTAACTATGATGGAACAACTTATGACACTGATAAAGATGTTAAAAAAGGCGAATATTTGTTTGTATTAACTGCATGGTATGATCAGCAACGTACATTAGACAGTGCATTCAGAATTGCAAAAGCAAAAGAAAATACAGGTTCATTACCCAGCTAAGCCCCAAAAGGTTAATGTAACAGCTAAGGCTAAATCAGCTGTAATATCAGCCGAATAGGGGTGATGAAATGAGTTTAGAAGAAATTAAATTGTGGTTGAGAATTGACTATAGTTTCGAAGATGATTTAATTGAGGTTCTCATTCAATCGGCTAAGTCTGAGTTACTATTAAGTGGGGTTCCAGATTATGACAAAGATGACTTGGAATACCCGCTTTTTTGTACAGCGATTAAATATATCATTGCAAGAGATTATGAAAGTCGTGGGTACTCAAATGACCAATCTAGAAGCAAGGTTTTTAATGAAAAAGGATTGCAAAAAATGATTTTGAAATTAAAAAAGTGGTAGGTGATTTTTAAATGGAATTTAATGAATTTAAAGATCGCGCATATTTTTTTCAATATGTAAATAAAGGGCCGTATCCAGATGAAGAGGAAAAAATGAAATTGTATAGTTGCTTTTGTAAAATATATAATCCTTCTATGAAAGATAGAGAAATTTTAAAAGCGACTGAATCAAAGTCAGGACTAACCATAATTATGAGGTCTTCTAAAACTGAATATCTACCACAAACAAATCACTTGGTTAAGATTGACAGTGCATTATATTCCGATAAATTATTCAACATTGTAGAAATAAGAATTGATACACCAGATATTGGCTATAATACAGTGGTTTTATCAGAAAAATGAGTGTAGAAATTAAAGGGATACCTGAAGTGTTGAAGAAATTAGAATCGGTATACGGTAAACAAGCAATGCAGGCTAAGAGTGATAGAGCTTTAAATGAAGCATCCGAATTTTTTATAAAGGCTTTAAAGAAAGAATTTGAGAGTTTTAAAGATACGGGTGCTAGCATAGAAGAAATGACTAAATCTAAGCCTTATACAAAAGTAGGAAGTCAAGAAAGAGCTGTTTTAATTGAATGGGTAGGCCCTATGAATCGCAAAAACATTATTCACTTGAATGAACATGGTTATACAAGAGATGGAAAAAAATATACACCAAGAGGTTTTGGAGTTATTGCAAAAACATTAGCTGCTAGTGAACGGAAGTATAGAGAAATTATAAAAAAGGAGTTGGCCAGATAAATGAATATATTAAACACTGTAAAAGGAATTTTATTATCTGATGCAGAGCTCAAAACACATATAAATTCTAGAATATACTATTATAAAGTCACTGAAAATGCTGAAACTTCCAAACCTTTTGTTGTTATTACACCTGTTTATGATTTACCTTCAGACTTTATGTCTGATAAATATCTTAGTGAAGAATACTTAATTCAAATAGATGTAGAATCTTCAAATCATCAGAAAACAATTGATATAACAAAACGAATAAGATACCTGTTATATCAACAAAATTTAATTCAAGCATCAAGTCAGTTAGATGCTTATTTTGAAGAAACTAAACGTTATGTGATGTCGAGACGATATCAAGGCATACCCAAAAATATATATTATAAAAATCAGCGCATCGAATAGGTGTGCTTTTTAATTTTTAAGGAGGAAATAAGCAATGGCAGAAGGACAAGGTTCTTATAAAGTAGGTTTTAAAAGATTATACGTTGGAGTTTTTAACCCAGAAGCAACAAAAGTAGTTAAACGCATGACATGGGAAGATGAAAAAGGTGGTACAGTTGACCTAAATATCACAGGTTTAGCACCAGATTTAGTAGATATGTTTGCATCTAACAAACGTGTATGGATGAAAAAACAAGGTACTAATGAAGTTAAGTCTGACATGAGTATTTTCAATATTCCAAGTGATGATTTAAACACAGTTATTGGACGTACTAAAGATAAAAATGGTACATCTTGGGTAGGAGAGAATACAAGAGCACCGTATGTAACAGTAATTGGCGAATCGGAAGATGGTTTAACAGGTCAGCCGGTATATGTAGCCTTACTTAAAGGTACTTTTAGTTTAGATTCAATTGAATTTAAAACACGAGGTGAAAAAGCAGAAGCCCCAGAACCTACAAAATTAACAGGTGACTGGATGAATAGAAAAGTTGATGTTGATGGAACGTCACAAGGTATTGTATACGGTTATCATGAAGGTAAAGAAGGAGAAGCAGAATTCTTCAAAAAAGTATTCGTTGGATACACGGACAGTGAAGATCATTTAGAGGATTCTGCAGGTTCGTTACCCAGCTAACCCCCAAAATGTTGAAGTAGCAGTTAATTCAAAATCTGCAACAGTTTCAGCAGAATAGGGGCTTTCAAAATAAATCAAAGGAGAATAATTTATGACTAAAACTTTAAAGGTTTATAAAGGAGACGACGTCGTAGCTTCTGAACAAGGTGAAGGCAAAGTATCAGTAACTTTATCTAATTTAGATGCTGATACAACTTACCCAAAAGGCACTTACCAAGTGGCATGGGAAGAAAATGGCAAAGAATCTAGTAAAGTTGATGTACCTCAATTCAAAACCAATCCAATTCTAGTCTCAGGCGTATCATTTACACCAGAAACTAAATCAATTATGGTAAATACCGATGACAATGTTGAGCCAAACATTGCGCCAAGCACAGCAACGAATAAAATATTGAAATATACAAGTGAACATCCAGAATTTGTTACTGTAGATGAAAATACAGGAGCAATTCACGGTGTAGCTGAAGGTACTTCAGTAATCACTGCTACGTCTACTGATGGAAGCGATAAGTCAGGACAAATTTCAGTGACAGTAACAAACGGATAGGGATTTAAGGCGCAGTATATCTGCGTCTTTTTTATTTGAATAAAAGGAGCTAATACAATGATTAAATTTGAAATTAAAGATCGTAAAACAGGAAAAACAGAGAGCTATACAAAAGAAGATGTAACAATGGGCGAAGCAGAAAAATGCTATGAGTATTTAGAATTAGTAAATCAAGAGAATAAAAAAGAAACACCTAACGCAACAAAAATGAGACAAAAAGAGCGACAGTTATTAGTAGATTTATTTAAAGATGAAGGATTGACTGAAGAAGATGTTCTGAACAAGATGAGTACTAAAACTTATACAAAAGCCTTACAAGATATATTTCGAGAAATCAATGGTGAAGATGAAGAAGATTCAGAAACTGAACCAGAAGAGATGGGAAAGACAGAAGAACAATCTCAATAAAAGACATTTTATCGAACATTAAGAAAATACAACGTTTCTGTATGGAGCAGTATGGGTGGACATTAACTGAAGTCAGAAAACAGCCGTATGTAAAACTTTTAGAAATACTTAATGAAGAGAATAAAGAAGAGACTGAAGAAAAACAAAGTGAACAAAAAGTCATTACAGGTACGGATTTAAGAAAACTTTTTGGAAGCTAGAAAGGAGGTTAATATGAATGAAAAAGTAGAAGGCATGACCTTGGAGCTGAAATTAGACCATTTAGGTGTCCAAGAAGGCATGAAGGGTTTAAAGCGACAATTAGGTGTTGTTAATAGTGAAATGAAAGCTAATCTGTCAGCATTTGATAAGTCTGAAAAATCAATGGAAAAGTATCAGGCGAGAATTAAGGGGTTAAATGATAAGCTTAAAATTCAAAAAAAGATGTATTCTCAAGTAGAAGATGAGCTTAAACAAGTTAACGCTAATTACCAAAAAGCTAAATCTAGTGTAAAAGATGTTGAAAAAGCATATTTAAAGCTAGTAGAAGCTAATAAAAAAGAAAAATTAGCTCTTGATAAATCAAAAGAAGCCTTAAAATCATCGAATACAGAACTTAAAAAAGCTGAAAATCAATATAAACGTACAAATCAACGTAAACAAGATGCGTTTCAAAAACTTAAACAATTGAGAGATGCAGAACAAAAGCTTAAGAATAGTAACCAAGCTACTACTGCACAACTAAAAAGAGCAAGTGACGCAGTACAGAAGCAGTCCGCTAAGCATAAAGCACTTGTTGAACAATATAAACAAGAAGGCAATCAAGTTCAAAAACTAAAAGTGCAAAATGACAATCTTTCAAAATCAAATGATAAAATTGAAAGTTCTTACGCTAAAACTAACACTAAGTTAAAGCAAACAGAAAAAGAATTTAATGATTTAAACAATACTATTAAGAATCATAGCGCTAATGTCGCAAAAGCTGAAACAGCTGTTAATAAAGAAAAAGCTGCTTTAAATAATTTGGAGCGTTCAATAGATAAAGTTTCATCCGAAATGAAGACTTTTAACAAAGAACAAATGATAGCTCAAAGTCATTTCGGCAAACTTGCTAGTCAAGCGGATGTCATGTCAAAGAAATTTAGTTCTATTGGAGATAAAATGACTTCCCTGGGACGTACGATGACGATGGGCGTATCTACACCGATTACTTTAGGGTTAGGTGCAGCATTAAAAACAAGTGCAGACTTCGAAGGGCAAATGTCTCGAGTTGGAGCGATTGCGCAAGCAAGCAGTAAAGACTTGAAAAGCATGTCTAATCAAGCAGTTGACTTAGGAGCTAAAACAAGTAAAAGTGCTAACGAAGTTGCTAAAGGTATGGAAGAATTGGCAGCTTTAGGCTTTAATGCCAAACAAACAATGGAGGCTATGCCAGGTGTTATCAGTGCAGCAGAAGCAAGTGGTGCAGAAATGGCTACAACTGCAACTGTAATGGCTTCAGCGATTAACTCTTTCGGTTTAAAAGCATCTGATGCAAATCATGTTGCTGATTTACTTGCGAGATCAGCAAATGATAGTGCTGCAGATATTCAGTACATGGGAGATGCATTGAAGTATGCTGGTACTCCTGCAAAAGCATTAGGAGTTTCAATAGAGGACACTTCCGCAGCAATTGAAGTTTTATCTAACTCAGGTTTAGAGGGTTCTCAAGCAGGTACTGCCCTAAGAGCTTCATTTATCAGGCTAGCTAATCCAAGTAAAAATACAGCTAAGGAAATGAAAAAATTAGGTATTCATTTGTCTGATGCTAAAGGTCAATTTGTTGGCATGGGTGAATTGATTAGACAGTTCCAAGACAACATGAAAGGCATGACACGAGAACAAAAACTAGCTACAGTGGCTACAATAGTTGGTACTGAAGCAGCAAGTGGATTTTTAGCCTTGATTGAAGCGGGGCCAGATAAAATTAATAACTATAGTAAATCCTTAAAGAATTCCAATGGCGAAAGTAAAAAAGCAGCAGATTTGATGAAAGATAATCTCAAAGGCGCTCTGGAACAATTAGGTGGCGCTTTTGAATCGTTAGCAATTGAAGTTGGTAAAGATTTAACGCCTATGATTAGAGCAGGTGCGGAAGGATTAACAAAATTAGTTGATGGATTTACACATCTTCCTGGTTGGGTTAGAAAGGCTTCGGTAGGCTTAGCAATTTTTGGTGCATCTATTGGTCCTGCTGTTCTTGCTGGAGGCTTATTAATACGTGCGGTTGGAAGCGCGGCCAAAGGATATGCATCATTAAATAGACGCATTGCTGAAAATACAATACTTTCTAATACCAATTCAAAAGCAATGAAATCTTTAGGTCTTCAAACCTTATTTCTTGGTTCTACAACAGGAAAAACGTCAAAAGGCTTTAAAGGATTAGCCGGAGCTATGTTGTTTAATTTAAAACCTATAAATGTTTTGAAAAATTCTGCAAAGCTAGCAATTTTACCGTTCAAACTTTTGAAAAACGGTTTAGGATTAGCCGCAAAATCCTTATTTGCAGTAAGTGGAGGCGCAAGATTTGCTGGTGTAGCCTTAAGGTTTTTAACAGGACCTATAGGTGCTACAATAACTGCTATTACAATTGCGTATAAAGTTTTTAAAACCGCATATGATCGTGTGGAATGGTTCAGAAACGGTATTAACGGTTTAGGAGAAACTATAAAGTTTTTTGGTGGCAAAATTATTGGCGGTGCTGTTAGGAAGCTAGGAGATTTTAAAAATTATCTTGGAAGTATAGGCAAAAGCTTCAAAGAAAAGTTTTCAAAGGATATGAAAGATGGTTATAAATCTTTGAGTGACGATGACCTTCTGAAAGTAGGAGTCAACAAGTTTAAAGGATTTATGCAAACCATGGGCACAGCTTCTAAGAAGGCATCTGATACTGTAAAAGTACTAGGGAAAGGTGTTTCAAAAGAAACAGAAAAAGCTTTAGAAAAATACGTACACTATTCTGAAGAAAACAACAGAATCATGGAAAAAGTACGTTTAAACTCGGGTCAGATATCAGAAGACAAAGCAAAAAAACTTTTGAAAATTGAAACGGATTTATCTAATAACCTTATAGCTGAAATAGAAAAAAGAAATAAAAAGGAACTCGAAAAAACTCAAGAACTTATTGATAAGTATAGTGCATTCGATGAACAAGAAAAGCAAAACATTTTAACTCGAACTAAAGAAAAAAATGACTTGCGAATTAAAAAAGAGCAAGAACTCAATCAGAAAATCAAAGAATTGAAAGAAAAAGCTTTAAGTGATGGTCAGATTTCAGAAAATGAAAGAAAAGAAATTGAAAAGCTTGAAAATCAAAGACGTGACATCACTGTTAAAGAACTGAGTAAGACTGAAAAAGAGCAAGAGCGTATTTTAGTAAGAATGCAAAGAAACAGAAATGCTTATTCAATAGACGAAGCGAGCAAAGCAATTAAAGAAGCAGAAAAAGCAAGAAAAGCAAGAAAAAAAGAAGTGGACAAGCAATATGAAGATGATGTCATTGCTATAAAAAATAACGTCAACCTTTCTAAGTCTGAAAAAGATAAATTGTTAGCTATTGCTGATCAAAGACATAAGGATGAAGTAAGAAAGGCAAAATCTAAAAAAGATGCTGTAGTAGACGTTGTTAAAAAGCAAAATAAAGATATTGATAAAGAGATGGATTTATCCAGTGGTCGTGTATATAAAAATACTGAAAAGTGGTGGAATGGCCTTAAAAGTTGGTGGTCTAACTTCAGAGAAGACCAAAAGAAGAAAAGTGATAAGTACGCTAAAGAACAAGAAGAAACAGCTCGTAGAAACAGAGAAAATATAAAGAAATGGTTTGGAAATGCTTGGGACGGCGTAAAAACTAAAACTGGTGAAGCCTTTAGTAAAATGGGCAGAAATGCTAATCATTTTGGCGGCGAAATGAAAAAAATGTGGAGCGGAATCAAAGGGATTCCAAGCAAATTAAGTTCAGGTTGGAGCTCAGCCAAAAATTCTGTAGGATATCACACTAAGGCTATAGCTAATAGCACTGGTAAATGGTTTGGCAAAGCTTGGCAGTCTGTTAAATCGACAACAGGAAGTATATACAATCAAACTAAACAAAAGTATTCAGATGCTTCAGATAAAGCCTGGGCACATTCAAAATCTATTTGGAGAGGCACATCAAAATGGTTTAGCAGTGCATATAAAAGTGCAAAGGGCTGGCTAACGGATATGGCTAATAAATCGCGCTCAAAATGGGATAATATTTCTAGTACAGCATGGTCGAATGCAAAATCCGTTTGGAAAGGAACATCGAAATGGTTTAGTAGCTCATACAAATCTTTAAAAGGTTGGACTGGGGATATGTATTCAAGAGCCCACGATCGTTTTGATGCAATTTCAAGTTCGGCATGGTCTAACGCTAAATCAGTATTTAATGGTTTTAGAAAATGGCTATCAAAAACATATGATTGGATTAGAGATATTGGTAAAGACATGGGAAGAGCTGCGGCTGATTTAGGTAAAAATGTTGCTAATAAAGCTATTGGCGGTTTGAATAGCATGATTGGCGGTATTAATAAAATATCTAAAGCCATTACTGATAAAAATCTCATCAAGCCAATACCTACATTGTCTACTGGTACTTTAGCAGGAAAGGGTGTAGCTACCGATAATTCAGGAGCATTAACGCAATCGACATTTGCTGTATTAAATGATAGAGGTTCTGGAAACGCCCCAGGTGGTGGAGTTCAAGAAGTAATTCACAGGGCTGATGGAACATTCCATGCACCCCAAGGACGAGATGTGGTTGTTCCACTAGGAGTTGGAGATAGTGTAATAAATGCCAATGACACTCTGAAGTTACAGCGGATGGGTGTTTTGCCAAAATTCCATGGTGGTACGAAAAAGAAAAAATGGATGGAACAAGTTACTGAAAATCTTGGTAAAAAAGCAGGGGACTTCGGTTCTAAAGCTAAAAACACAGCTCATAATATCAAAAAAGGTGCAGAAGAAATGGTTGAAGCGGCAGGCGATAAAATCAAAGATGGTGCATCTTGGTTAGGCGATAAAATCGGCGATGTGTGGGATTATGTACAACATCCAGGGAAACTAGTAAATAAAGTAATGTCAGGTTTAAATATTAATTTTGGAGGCGGAGCTAACGCTACAGTAAAAATTGCTAAAGGCGCGTACTCATTGCTCAAAAAGAAATTAGTAGACAAAGTAAAATCGTGGTTTGAAGATTTTGGAGGCGGAGGCGATGGAAGCTATCTATTTGACCATCCAATTTGGCAAAGGTTTGGGAGTTACACAGGTGGACTTAACTTTAATGGCGGTCGTCACTATGGTATCGACTTTGGTATGCCTACAGGAACGAACATTTATGCTGTTAAAGGCGGTATAGCTGATAAAGTATGGACTGATTACGGTGGCGGTAATTCTATACAAATTAAGACCGGTGCTAATGAATGGAATTGGTATATGCATTTATCTAAGCAATTAGCAAGACAAGGCCAACGTATTAAAGCTGGCCAACTGATAGGAAAATCAGGTGCTACAGGTAATTTCGTTAGAGGAGCACACTTACATTTCCAATTGATGCGAGGTTCACATCCGGGGAATGATACAGCAGTAGATCCTATGAAATGGTTGAAGTCACTTAAAGGTAGTGGCGTTCGAAGTGGTTCAGGTGTTAATAAGGCTGCATCTGCTTGGGCAGGCGATATACGTCGTGCAGCAAAACGAATGGGTGTTAATGTTACTTCGGGTGATGTAGGAAATATCATTAGCTTGATTCAACACGAATCAGGAGGAAATGCAGGTATAACTCAATCTAGTTCGCTTAGAGACATCAACGTTTTACAGGGCAATCCAGCAAAAGGATTGCTTCAATATATCCCACAAACATTTAGACATTATGCTGTTAGAGGTCACAACAACATATATAGTGGTTACGATCAGTTATTAGCGTTCTTTAACAACAGATATTGGCGCTCACAGTTTAACCCAAGAGGTGGTTGGTCTCCAAGTGGTCCAAGAAGATATGCGAATGGTGGTTTGATTACAAAGCATCAACTTGCTGAAGTGGGTGAAGGAGATAAACAGGAGATGGTTATCCCTTTAACTAGACGTAAACGAGCAATTCAATTAACTGAACAGGTTATGCGCATCATCGGTATGGATGGCAAGCCAAATAACATCACTGTAAATAATGATACTTCTACAGTTGAAAAATTATTGAAACAAATTGTTATTTTAAATGATAAAGGAAATAAATTAACAGATGCATTGATTCAAACTGTTTCTTCTCAGGATAATAACTTAGGTTCTAATGATGCAATTAGAGGTTTAGAAAAAATATTGTCAAAACAAAGTGGACATAGAGCAAATGCAAATAATTATATGGGAGGTTTGACTAATTAATGCAATCTTTTGTAAAAATCATAGATGGTTACAAGGAAGAAGTAATAACAGATTTTAATCAGCTTATATTTTTAGATGCAAGGGCTGAAAGTCCAAACACCAATGATAATAGTGTAACTATTAACGGAGTAGATGGTATTTTACCAGGCGCAATTAGTTTTGCGCCTTTTTCATTAGTATTAAGGTTTGGCTATGATGGTATAGATGTTATAGATTTAAATTTATTTGAGCATTGGTTTAGATCTGTATTTAATCGTAGACATCCTTATTATGTTATTACTTCTCAAATGCCTGGTGTTAAATATGCAGTGAATACAGCTAATGTTACATCTAATTTAAAAGATGGTTCTTCAACTGAAATTGAAGTAAGTTTAAATGTTTATAAAGGGTATTCTGAATCAGTTAATTGGACCGATAGTGAGTTCTTATTCGACTCTAATTGGATGTTTGAAAATGGAATTCCTTTTGATTTCACACCTAAATATACTCATACATCAAATCAATTTACTATTTGGAACGGTTCTACTGATACGATAAATCCACGATTCAAGCACGATTTGAAAATATTAATTAATTTAAATGCGAGTGGAGGATTTGAACTGATTAATTATACAACAGGTGATATTTTTAAGTACAACAAAAGTATAGATAAAAACACTGATTTTGTTTTAGATGGTGTGTATGCATATCGAGATATAAACAGAGTGGGAATTGATACAAATAGAGGCATTATAACATTAGTGCCAGGTAAAAATGAATTTAAGATTAAAGGAGACGTCAGTGATATTAAAACTACATTTAAGTTTCCTTTTATCTATAGGTAGGTGATTTAATGGATTATCATGATCATTTATCAGTAATGGATTTTAATGAATTGATTTGTGAAAATTTACTAGATGTAGATTACGGTTCTTTTAAAGAATATTATGAACTGAATGAAGCTAGGTACATCACTTTTACAGTTTATAGAACTACTCATAATAGTTTTGTTTTCGATTTACTAATTTGTGAAAATTTCATTATTTATCATGGTGAAAAATACACAATCAAGCAGACAGCACCGAAGGTTGAGGGAGAAAAAGTTTTTATTGAAGTTACGGCATATCATATTATGTATGAATTTCAAAATCACTCTATTGAATCAAATAAGCTTGATGACGACAGTAGCGAATCTTCAAAAACGCCAGAATACACGTTAGAAGAGTATTTGAGATACGGATTTGCAAATCAAAAAACTTCGGTCAAAATGACCTATAAAATAATTGGAGATTTTAAGCGAAAAGTACCGATTGACGAATTAGGTAACAAAAACGGCTTAGAATACTGTAAAGAAGCGGTAGACCTGTTTGGCTGTATAATTTACCCAAATGATACAGAGATTGGTTTTTATTCTCCTGAAACATTTTATCAAAGAAGCGAGAAAGTGATTCGATATCAATATAATACTGATACTGTATCTGCAACTGTCAGTACATTGGAATTAAGAACAGCTATAAAAGTTTTTGGAAAAAAGTATACAGCTGAGGAAAAGAAAAATTATAATCCTATTAGAACAACTGACATTAAATATTCAAATGGTTTTATAAAAGAAGGTACTTATCGTACCGAAACAATTGGGTCTAAAGCTACTATTAACTTTGATTGCAAGTATGGTAATGAAACAGTTAGATTTACAATAAAAAAGGGCTCTCAAGGTGGAATATATAAGTTGATTTTAGACGGCAAGCAAATTAAGCAAATTTCTTGTTTTGCTAAGTCGGTTCAGTCTGAAACAATAGATTTAATAAAAAATATTGATAAAGGCAAGCACGTTTTAGAAATGATATTTTTAGGAGAAGACCCCAAAAATAGAATTGATATATCTTCAAATAAAAAAGCTAAGCCTTGTATGTATGTTGGAACTGAAAAATCAACAGTCTTAAATTTAATTGCTGATAATTCAGGTCGCAATCAATACAAAGCAATTGTCGACTACGTCGCAGATAGTGCAAAGCAGTTTGGGATTCGATATGCTAATACGCAAACAAATGAAGATATCGAAACACAGGATAAGCTGTTAGAATTTGCAAAAAAGCAAATAAATGATACTCCTAAGACTGAATTAGATGTTAATTATATAGGTTATGAAAAAATAGAACCAAGAGATAGCGTATTTTTTGTTCATGAATTAATGGGATATAACACTGAATTAAAGGTTGTTAAACTTGATAGGTCACATCCATTTGTAAACGCAATAGATGAAGTGTCTTTCAGCAATGAAATAAAAGATATGGTACAAATTCAACAAGCACTTAACAGACGAGTTATTGCACAAGATAATAGATATAACTATCAAGCAAATCGTATAAATCATTTATACACTAGTACTTTGAATTCTCCTTTCGAGACAATGGATATAGGGAGTGTATTAATATAATGGCAACAGAAGAAGTTAAAATCAAAGCGCTACTTGAAAACGATAAACAGTACTTTCCAGCTACACATTGGAAAGCTATAAATGGGATACCTTATGCAGGCAGTAGTGATATTGATGGATTGCCTCAAGACGGTATCATTTCGGTAGATGATAAAAATAAATTAGATAATTTAAAAATAGGCGAAGCAGGAATTATTCAAAATAGCATTGTACAGAAATCCCCAAACGGTAAATTGTGGAAAATAACAGTTGACGATAGTGGGAAACTTGGTACAGTGCTATTTTATTAGAAAGGAAGGTGCATTATGGAAAATTTGTATTTAATAAAGGATTTGGGAGCTTTAGCAGGTCGAGATTATAGAGCTAAGGAAATACAAAACTTACAAAGAATAGAGCAATTTGCGCTTGGCTTGACAACAGAGTTTAAGTTGCATCAGAAAGCTAAAACAATTCAACACTTCGCTGAACAAATTTATTATAATGGTAGATCGCAAGCAGCAGTAAACAAATCTTTACAAAGTCAAATTAACGCACTTGTTGTGGCACCACGTAATAACAGTGCTAATGAGATTGTTCAAGCTCGAGTTAATGTAAACGGCGAAACCTTTGACACATTAAAAGAACATTTAGACGATTGGGAAACCAAAACTCAAATTAATAAAGAGGAAACTATAAGAGAATTAAATAAGACCAAACAAGAAATTCTTGATATTGAGTATCGTTTTGAACCTGATAAGCAAGAATTTTTATTTGTGACAGAACTTGCACCTCTTACAAATGCAGTAATGCAATCCTTCTGGTTTGATAATAGAACAGGCATAGTATACATGACACAAGCTAGAAATAATGGCTATATGCTAAGTCGTCTAAGACCTAATGGTCAATTTATAGACAGCTCATTGATTGTAGGTGGGGGTCATGGTACACATAACGGTTATAGATATATTGATGATGAGTTATGGGTTTATAGTTTTATCTTAAATGGTAATAATGAGAATACATTAGTTCGTTTCAAGTATACGCCTAATGTGGAAATTAGCTATGGCAAGTATGGTATGCAAGATGTATTTACAGGACACCCAGAAAAACCCTACATCACCCCTGTCATAAATGAAAAAGAAAATAAAATTCTATACAGAATTGAAAGACCTAGAAGTCAGTGGGAACTTGAAAACTCAATGAATTATATAGAGATAAGAAGTTTAGACGATGTTGATAAAAATATTGATAAAGTTTTGCATAAAATCAGTATCCCTATGAGACTAACAAACGAAACCCAACCAATGCAGGGTGTGACTTTTGATGAAAAATACTTGTATTGGTATACAGGAGACAGTAATCCAAATAATAGAAACTATTTAACGGCTTTCGATTTAGAAACAGGAGAAGAAGCGTATCAGGTTAATGCTGACTATGGTGGAACACTAGATTCATTTCCTGGCGAATTTGCGGAAGCAGAAGGTTTGCAAATATACTATGACAAAGATAGTGGTAAAAAAGCTTTGATGCTAGGTGTTACTGTCGGTGGTGATGGAAATAGAACACATCGTATTTTCATGATAGGGCAAAGAGGTATTTTAGAAATACTTCACTCAAGAGGCGTTCCTTTTATCATGAGTGACACAGGTGGTAGAGTTAAACCTTTACCAATGAGGCCTGATAAACTTAAGAATCTTGGGATGTTAACAGAGCCAGGTCTTTACTATTTATACACTGATCATACAGTTCAAATCGATGATTTCCCATTACCAAGAGAATGGCGTGATGCAGGTTGGTTCTTGGAAGTTAAGCCACCACAAACTGGCGGTGATGTAATTCAGATATTGACGCGTAATAGTTATGCAAGAAACATGATGACTTTTGAAAGGGTGCTTTCTGGGAGAACTGGAGACATTTCGGACTGGAATTATGTGCCTAAAAATAGTGGTAAATGGGAGAGAGTACCTTCATTCATCACAAAAATGTCAGATATTAACATAGTAGGCATGTCGTTTTATTTAACTACGGATGATACAAAACGTTTTACAGATTTTCCAACTGAACGTAAAGGGGTAGCTGGTTGGAACTTATATGTAGAAGCTTCAAACACAGGTGGCTTTGTTCATAGGCTAGTTCGTAATAGTGTTACAGCATCTGCTGAGATACTATTGAAAAATTATGATAGTAAAACAAGTTCAGGGCCATGGACTTTACACGAAGGGAGAATTATAAGTTAATGAGTAATTTAGAGAAATCTGTAGCTATAAATTTAGAAAACACAGCGCATTATGAAAATATTTCAAATCTAGATATAACTTTTAGAACAGGAGAGAGTGACTCTTCTGTTCTTCTTTTTAATATCACTAAAAATAATCAACCGTTATTATTGAGTGAAGAAAATATCAAAGCACGAATAGCGATTCGAGGTAAAGGAGTCATGGTAGTTGCTCCACTAGAAATATTAGATCCATTTAAAGGCGCATTAAAATTTCAATTACCTAACGATGTAATTAAACGAGATGGAAGTTATCAAGCTCAAGTTTCGGTTGCAGAGTTAGGCAATTCAGACGTGGTAGTTGTCGAGAGAACTATCACATTTAACGTTGAAAAAAGCTTGTTTAGCATGATTCCATCTGAAACAAAATTACACTATATTGTTGAATTTCAGGAATTAGAAAAAACTATTATGGATCGTGCGAAAGCAATGGACGAGGCTATAAAAAATGGTGAAGATTATGCGAGCCTGATTGAAAAAGCTAAAGAAAAAGGTTTGTCAGATATTCAAATAGCAAAATCTTCAAGTATAGATGAATTAAAGCAACTTGCAAATAGCCGTATAACCGATTTGGAAAATAAAGCGCAAACTTATTCAAGAGCATTCGATGAGCAAAAGCGGTATATGGATGAGAAACATGAAGCTTTTAAGCAATCTGTGAATAGTGGTGGTTTAGTCACAAGTGGTTCAACTTCAAATTGGCAAAAATCTAAGATTACTAAAGATGACGGTAAAATAACACAGATTACTGGATTTGATTTTAACAATCCAGAACAAAGAGTAGGAGATACAACGCAATTTATTTATGTATCACAAGCTATAAACTACCCAAGAGGTGTAAGCACTAATGGTACTGTCGAGTATTTAGTAGTAACTTCCGACTACAAACGTATGACATATCGTCCAAATGGTACAAATAAAGTATTTGTTAAAAGAAAAGAAGCGGGTTCTTGGTCTGATTGGTCAGAGTTAGCCATTAATGATTACAATATGCCTTTTGAAACTGTTCAAAACGCGCAATCAAAAGCTAATACGGCTGAAAGCAACGCCAAACTATACACGGATGACAAGTTTAATAAAAGATATTCAGTTATTTTTGATGGGACGGCAAATGGCGTTGGCTCAACATTAAATCTTAATGAAAGTTTAGATCAATTTATTTTGTTAATTTTTTATGGAACTTTTCCAGGGGGAGACTTTACTGAGTTTGGCAACCCCTTTGGTGGCGGTAAAATTTCATTGAATCCCTCAAATCTTCCAGATGGTGATGGAAATGGCGGAGGTGTTTATGAGTTTGGATTAACTAAATCTAGTCGTACATCTTTAACTATATCAAACGATGTCTATTTCGACTTAGGAAGTCAAAGAGGCTCTGGTGCGAACGCAAATAGAGGAACAATTAACAAAATTATAGGAGTGAGAAGATAATGCAAATATTAGTTAATAAACGCAATGAGATTATTTCATATGCTGTTATTGGGGGCTTTGAAGAAGGCATTGATATTGAAAATCTACCAAAAAATTTCTCTCAAGTTTTTAGACCTAAAGCCTTTAAATATTCAAATGGGGAAATAGTTTTTAACGAAGATTATTCAGAAGAAAAGGATGACACACATCAACAGATTGATAATGAAGAGAATAGTACAGGTGCTTCTGATGATATCTTACGAAAAATGGTTGCTAGTATGCAGAAACAAGTTGTTCAAAGTACAAAGTTATCGATGCAAGTTAATAAGCAAAATGCACTAATGGCAAAACAACTTGTGACACTTAATAAAAAATTAGAAGAGGTTAAAGGAGAGACTGAAAATGCTTAAATTAATTTCACCAACATTCGAAGATATTAAAACATGGTATCAATTGAAAGAATATAGTAAAGAAGATATAGCGTGGTATGTAGATATGGAAGTTATAGATAAAGAGGAATATGCAATTATTACAGGAGAAAAGTATCCAGAAAATCTAGAGTCATAGGTTATAATCTTATGGCTTTTTAATTTGAATAAAGTGGGTGGCAGAATGTTTGGATTTACCAAACGACATGAACAAGATTGGCGTTTAACGCGTTTAGAAGAAAATGATAAGACTATGTTTGAAAAATTCGACAGAATAGAAGACAGTCTGAGAACGCAAGAAAAAATATATGACAAATTAGATAGAAATTTCGAAGAACTAAGGCGTGACAAAGAAGAAGATGAAAAAAATAAAGAGAAAAATGCTAAAAATATTAGAGACATCAAGATGTGGATTCTAGGATTAATAGGGACGATTCTAAGTACATTTGTTATAGCCTTGTTAAAAACTATTTTTGGCATTTAAAGGAGGTGATTACCATGCTTAAGGGAATTTTAGGATATAGCTTTTGGTCGTGTTTCTGGTTTAGTAAGTGTAAGTAATAGTTAAGAGTCAGTGCTTCGGCACTGGCTTTTTATTTTGGATAAAAGGAGCAAACAAATGGATATTAACTGGAAATTGAGATTCAAAAATAAAGCAGTACTAACTGGTTTAGTTGGAGCGTTGTTGCTATTTATCAAGCAAATCACGGATTTGTTCGGATTAGATTTATCTACTCAATTAAATCAAGCTAGCGCTATTATAGGCGCTATCCTCACGTTACTTACAGGTATTGGTGTTATTACTGACCCAACGTCAAAAGGCGTCTCAGATTCATCTATAGCACAGACATATCAAGCGCCTAGAGATAGCAATAAAGAAGAACAACAAGTTACGTGGAAATCATCACAAGACAGTAGTTTAACGCCGGAATTAAGCGCGAAAGTACCGAAAGAGTATGACACATCACAGCCATTTACAGACGCCTCTAATGAGGTTGGTTTTGACGTGAACGAATATCATTATGGAGGTGGCGACAATGCAAGCAAAACTAACTAAAAAAGAGTTTATAGAGTGGTTGAAAACATCTGAAGGAAAACAATATAATGCGGACGGATGGTATGGATTTCAATGCTTTGACTATGCCAATGCAGGTTGGCAAGTCTTATTTGGCTACAACTTAAAAGGTGTAGGTGCCAAAGACATCCCAAGTGCTAATGATTTTAACGGACTAGCTACTGTATACCAAAATACACCAGACTTCTTAGCGCAACCTGGCGACATGGTTGTATTCGGTAGTAATTATGGTGCAGGATACGGTCATGTTGCATGGGTAATTGAAGCAACTTTAGATTATATCATTGTATATGAGCAGAATTGGCTCGGCGGTGGCTGGACAGACGGTGTACAACAACCTGGCTCTGGTTGGGAAAAAGTTACAAGACGCCAACACGCTTACGACTTCCCTATGTGGTTTATCCGTCCTAACTTCAAAAGCGAAACAGCTCCACGATCAGTACAATCTCCTACGCAAGCATCTAAAAAGGAAACGGCTAAGCCACAACCTAAAGCGGTAGAACTTAAAATCATCAAAGATGTGGTTAAAGGTTATGATCTACCTAAGCGTGGTAGTAACCCTAACTTTATAGTTATTCACAACGACGCAGGAAGCAAAGGAGCAACAGCAGAAGCATATCGTAATGGATTAGTTAACGCGCCATTATCGAGACTAGAGGCAGGTATTGCGCATAGTTACGTATCAGGTAACACGGTTTGGCAAGCCTTAGACGAATCGCAAGTAGGTTGGCATACAGCGAACCAAATAGGCAATAAATATGGTTACGGTATTGAAGTGTGCCAATCAATGGGAGCAGATAATGCGACGTTTTTAAAAAATGAACAGGCGACTTTCCAAGAATGTGCTAGATTGTTGAAAAAATGGGGATTACCAGCAAACCGTAACACAATCCGATTACACAACGAATTCACTTCAACATCATGCCCACACAGAAGCTCAGTATTGCACACTGGTTTTGACCCAGTAACTCGTGGTCTATTGCCAGAAGATAAACGACTACAACTTAAAGACTACTTTATCAAGCAAATTAGAGCATACATGGATGGTAAAATACCGGTTGCTACTGTCTCAAATGATTCAAGTGCTTCAAGTAATACAGTTAAGCCAGTTGCGAGTGCATGGAAACGTAATAAATATGGTACTTACTACATGGAAGAAAGTGCTAGATTCACAAACGGCAATCAACCAATCACAGTAAGAAAAGTGGGGCCATTTTTATCTTGTCCAGTGGGTTATCAGTTCCAACCTGGTGGATATTGTGATTATACAGAAGTGATGTTACAAGATGGCCACGTTTGGGTAGGATATACATGGGAGGGGCAACGTTATTACTTGCCTATTAGAACATGGAATGGTTCTGCCCCGCCTAATCAGATATTAGGTGACTTATGGGGAGAAATCAGTTAAGGTATTATGAATACTACAGTTACAATTTTTGATGAAGATAGACAGGTAAAGCAATTTACATTCAATACACCGGAAGAAGCCGATGCTATGTTAGAATCATTGAAAGATGATAACGGCAAAGAGTATAAAGTTGAGGTAACTACAGGTACTGGTTTTGTAGTTGAATACGAAGAAAGTGCTTCGTTTAAAGCAAATCATCAAAGGTTGAAATTGAATTTAAATTATTGCGATGACATTTTTTATGATTCAACTAAAGCATAAGGTAAATTAAAGATGTATAAAGCAACCACAATCTTTATTGCTTTTACGTTTTCTGTTATATTACAAATGATCAAACCACACCACCTATTAATTTAGGAGTGTGGTTATTTTTTATGCAAAAAAACGAAAAAAGTTTATAAAAAGTTTTGTGTTATAGCAAAAGGCATAGTATAATATAAGTATAGGAGGTAGCAAGATGAGAATAAAAATAAAAGCACCCAAAAGCATAAAGTGTTCAATCAAAATAAACTTGGTCGTTTTGCAAATTGAACTTGCTTTTGAGTACTAGTCAATGAGGGGATTTCTTCCCCTCTCTAATAAAAATATAACATAATTCTCATTAAAAATATATGAAAATAAATATCAGAAAATCAACCAAAAAAGAATTTATATCCGGAATTATTGCATGGAGCTTAATAATCATATTGTTATGGGTGGTGTTTAAATGAGGAAATTAATCCAAAAATTATTTGATAGTGATTTGAGCAGTTTACAAATATCGAAAGAAACAGGAGTACCACAAAGCACAATACACAGAATGAGAAAAAATGAACGATCATTAGACAACATGTCATTGAAAAATGCTGAGTTACTCTATAACTTTGCTATTGATATTTTTAGTAACGAAGCTAACAAAAGGCAAAACCTATTAATTAAGAGGGCAAGCATTATAGGTATGTTGCAAAATTTAGAACTCACTTCGGAAGAACGTCATGAGCTCGAAAATGAATTGAACGATATTGAATTGAAGCTTAAAAAGAATAAATAATAAGCTAAATAATTAGAAAACCACGTCTTAATTGACGTGGTTATTTTTTATGTCTAAATGTAGGGCCTCGAGTCCCTGAAAAGCCCCTAAAATTTTATTTTATATGATGTGTTATTGATAATGATAAAGTTATAAACCTTGATATTATGCTGTTTTACTTTTTTAATGATAAGTAATTTTATATTAAAACTCTCCACGATGGAAATATATAAACCTTATAATACCCTTATCTATTAGATTTAAAGTCCCTAATGGGTCCCTAAACTACATACTTTCCAAAATCTCAGTTGTTTTATTATCTTCTTCCTTGAACTTTTCTTCTAACAAATGAGAATACACCGATGTAGTTATCGCTATATTTTTATGTCCCAATCTTTTTGAGATGTAATGTATAGATACACCTTTTGCTAATAAATAAGAACAATGAGTGTGTCTTAAAGCATGAGAGGTAATTGTAGGTATATTGGTGTGTCTACATGCAGTTTTCAACACTTTATTAATAGTTTTTGCTGAAATTATAGATCCAGCTTCTTTGAAAATGTAACCATCATAACTAATTGCAAATGAATTTACGACATCTATGATATGTTTCATATCAGACTTAGCGATACTAATATATCTCGGGGAAGTATCGGTTTTTCGTTCGTCAATAAATATAGTGTTATTCACTTGGTTTATATTTTCCATTTTTAAGTTTCTTGCACCACTAACGCGACAACCAGTGCAAATCATTATAAAAAGAGCTAACGATGAACGTGTTCGCTTCTTTTTAACGTGCGCTTTTAGCGTTTCATATTCAGTTATCGATATGAATTTTTCCTTTTCTGACTTCGTAGGTTTTCCGGCTTTATAGTTAATTTTATAAGTGGGGTTTTTAAAAATAAGCCCATCGTATAATGCGTCGTCTAAAGCCGATCGAATAGCGCCGTTTGTTTTTCTTATCGTTCCTTGTGCATGGTTTTTAGAATAGTCATTGATAAACTTTTGATAGACTTGCTTGTTTATCTTTGATAATTCCATACTTCCTATTTTGTGCTCTTTTAAATGTTTTAAAGCAAATCGATAAAGATTATACGTACTTTCTTTAACGACAGGTTGTTTATATGTTTTGATCCAATTTTCGAAGTATTCTTCAAGAATTATACCATTATCTATATTAAAACCACTTCTTAACTCATTTAACTTGTCTAGTCCAGCAGAATTAGCTTCACGCTTTGTTCTAAAACCTTTCTTACGGTATCTTTTTCCATCGTGTTTAAATTCGTATTGCCATTTTTTACCATCGTAACAACGTGTTTTCATGTGCTCCCTCCTCAAAATTTGTAAAAAATAATAAGGGTAGGCAGGCTACCCAATATTTAGTACCTAGTACTAAATATGATATAATAAAATAAAAAGCAGGTGATGTTATGAACTTTTCAGATTCTGAAATCGCGATAATTTATGACGCTTTGTTCCATCTGGAATGCACAACTGATGTATATTCAAACCCTTATAATTGTACTTCAAAAGAAGCTTATATAAACGCTTTTAGGACTACGTTTAATAAAATCGATGAGTGTTCGGACAAAAATAGAAAAGGAGCTCTTTATTTCGAATAATGTTCATCTATCAACACTTTTATGCATGATAGTATGATTTGGCAATCCGCTTTTGAAACTTCGCCAGGATTTGAATGAGAAACTGAATTTCTTAAAGAATAAGTTATATCAATTCTTTTATGCATTCTATAGTTTATTTTTCCTTCGCTAAGTAATCGTTGACCTAAGTAGTTCATCATGGTGTCACTACTGTCTTTACTGTTTAACTTAACTTTTTCTTTATCGCATATAGCCATTAACAAAGTTTCTAAGGCGACGCTTAATGTTGCAGCTGCAGGTAAAAACAACTTTCGTTTATAACATTCTTCAGCTTGTGCCATTTGATATTCGAAGTCGCTATTGTATTTTGGACTATCGAAGTTTGATATTAATCCTTCATAGTCTAAATGTGAATATGGACTAACCTTATTATGATTATAATTATCTAGAGATTTTTTGTTTTCATTTGACCATTCTTTATAGTCGTATTCTGCTTCATATTGACCCTCAACAGTTAAATTTGTACCTGGATAAATTAAATAAATAGGTTCAATTTTGAAAACTTGTTTAGACGTCAAATTTTCATAATAGTGCTTGAGAAAAATGACGAATCTTTTTTGTTTTTCACTTTCCATCAACAATCTTTTTTTATTTTTATAATCATCTTCTCTTACTATTATTGTCTCTTCAGGATTTTGATAGTTGTCAACAATGACTAAATATTTTGAGGCACCAAAAACTTCTTTATCGACTTCAAATAAAATAAAGCTTAAATATTTTTCAAACTTTATTAAAGGGAAAGCGTTCTGGATTTCGTCTCCTAAAAAATCGTAGTGAGATGCTTTATTTTTGTATCCTTCTATATAGCTATCTTTTATTTTTTGTATATTCATAATTTCATCCCTTTTAACTAATTTTTTAATATTAAAGCGTTTAAAAATATATCTTTTAAAATTTACATCTATTCAAGACCCATTTCTTTGTTGGCTTGCTCGCTTCTTCGCATCATTTCTTCAATCGATTCACCGGTGTCATTAGCCATTCCTGAGCCGTTAGTTCGTGCTTCAGCTTGTGCCTGATCTTCTGCAGACCATTTTTGATTATAGTTAGAGTTTGGATTACTTTTTAATTCATTAGCTCTATTTTGTTCCCATTGAGAAAGATTGCCTGCATTATTAGAAGTAGGGTTTTGATTGCTTGAATTATTTTGTGCGTTGTTTGGTCGATTTTTATCTTCAACTTTTTTCGGTTCTTCTTGATGATTTTTTGGTTTGATATCTTTGTGCTTTTGTGTTTGTGACTTTTTATTTTCTTCTTTTTTTGTTTTTTCTTTTTCGCCACAAGCAGTTAAAGCTAAAGTACTTACTAGTATCAGCCCGATTAACTTCTTCATATGTATAGCTCCTTTATTTATATTTCTTTGTATTGATAAACTCTTAGTGGTTCAAATGTAATAGAATACTCGCCATAGTGAGTTCCAATACCGTATATCTTTTTATATTGTTCTATAGCTTCTAATATGTATGATTCACTCAACTGCAGATACTCTGACAACTCGTACAAATTACGAACACCGTAGTTGTGAGCTTCTACAATTTCACGTAACGGTACAGCTGAAGTAAAACCATGTCTGCGTGCATAATTTTCAAATTTTCTATTAATCCATTTTGACTGGTCTAAAATGTTGCCATACGTCAACTTGTGATGAGCGAGCTCCTCATATAACACTTCTGCTTTACGTACTTCTGATAAATTACGTCTTATATAAATTTTTCCGTTCATATAGCATCCAGGTTGGAAATCTGGAAGCTGGTCAGTTTCTTCTATCTTTATTTTTTCGTTATTTATGCAAAGTTCTTCGTATAATCCCAATATAAACACCCTTTATTTGTCTCTATTTCTAACCCATTCTATGAATCTATTTACTTCTTCAATCTCTTCTTCAGTTAATCCCTCCTTATCAAAATGAGCAGCAATTGTTTCTTGATGTAAGTCTTTTTTTGGTTCAGTAATTCTTGATTTCGGTACATTGAAGTAATCTGCAAGTTGTTGAATTCTTTTAATTCGTGGATATTTAGTTTGTTGAATCCAATTGGAGACTGTAGGTTGAGAAACTCCAATAGCTTCAGCAAGTTCTCTCTGATCAATATTTTTATCATTCATAAGTTCTTGAAGGTTTTCGGATAAAATTTTTCTGACTTTATTATTCTCCATAGTTGTCTCCTTTAATATTACTTAATGTAATATTAACTTATCATAACTGACATTACTTTACAATACTTTTTATAACTTTTTCTGAAGAAATATAACTTTATATGTTGACAAGTAATACAAAGTAATATAAAGTTATACGTGTGAAAGGGAGGTGAACGACATGCCGGAACAGTTATCTGTAAGAAAATGGAGACTTGTAAGGGACTTGAAACAGCAGGAAGTAGCAGATATATTGGGAGTCAATGCAAAGACAGTTGGTCATTGGGAAAAGGATGATACAAATTTAAGTAATGTTACAGTTTACGCTTTAGCAAAGTTGTATGATATTGAGGTAGACCAGATAAAGGTCTAAATTTTTTTGACCTTCGTATAACTTTTTATAACTTTTAGGTAATGTAACAAATGAACATAAAATAGGAAGGAATGATAGAAATGTCACATGTCTTAAATATAACGGTGCCAATTCCAAACACGCACATACTTATCACAAAAGATGAATATGATGAGCTAATTGGTTACTCATTAGATCCGGTTTGGAACATGAGCGATTTAAAGAAGAAATTGAAAATTGCATCTGATGAAACAATCAAAGACAGATTATTATTTCATCCTAGATTTGAAAAAGAATTGAAAGCTAAAGGAATCGCACATTACCCTGATGAGAATTTTAACCGTTGGAGATTCAACGCAAGAAAGATGAATAAATTCGTCGATGAGCATTTTAATGAAATTTATAAGGAGAGAATAAAATGAGTAAAACTTATAAAAGCTACCTATTAGCAGTATTATGCTTCACAGTCTTAGCGATTGTACTTATGCCATTGCTGTACTTCACTACAGCATGGTCAATTGCGGGATTCGCAAGTATCGCAACATTCATATTCTATAAGGAATACTTTTATGAGGTGGATGATTAAATGACTTGGTTCGAAGAACACGTTGAACCTAGTGTGGAATGGGAAAGAAAAGCAGAACAAGCTGTGTTAAGTGATGATGAAGTTAAGACGATTACTGAATACAGAGAGAAGTACAACAATCCATATATTTACATGTCGGTTCAAAACAAAAATTATCTTGTTGAATATGTAGACAGACATACCGGTGACATAGTATTACACAATTTAAAACTTAAGAAATCATACAGAAGTAGAGTGCATCAATATCTTTTTGTCGGCCAAATAGTAGTGCCAGGCGAACCAAAAGGCATAATTTACGAAACATCTTTGATAATAAGATAAAAAAACTGCTACTTGTTGGAGCAAGTAACAGTATCAAACACTTAAGAAAAAAATTCATGTTCAATATAAAACGAAAAACGGAGGAAGTCAACTATGACTAAAAAATATAAAGACATGACGCAGGAAGAAATAAAAGACTTATTATCTGAAAAAACCGCAGAATTATATGAATTAGCGAAAGAAATTAAGGGAGAAAGTAAATTTGATATTTTGCTTTTCTCATCAATAGGAGTTATCGACGGAGATTATTTAGCAGGTTCAAGTTCTGTGATTGGTCATACTTTCGATCTTGCTTCCTTATTGGATAGCACTAAGAGTTATAAAGACATTGTCAATGTTCTCCAAATGTGTAAATCACAAAAATTTCTCGGTATTGATGACAGCAAGGAGGACTAAAACAATGTATTACGAAGTAGGCGAAATCATACGCAAAAATATTCATGTTAACGGATTCGATTTTAAGCTATTCATTTTAAAAGGTCATATGGGCATATCAATACAAGTTAAAGATATGAACAACGTACCAATTAAACATGCTTATGTCGCAGATGAGAATGACTTAGATATGGCATCAGAATTATTCAACCAAGCAATAGATGAATGGATTGAAGAGAACACAGACGAACAGGACAGACTAATTAACTTAGTCATGAGATGGTAGGAGGAGTTAATCAATGGCAGTATTAGAAGATATTTTTGAAGAATTAAAACTATTAAATAAGAATTTACGCGTGTTAAATACTGAACTATCAACTGTAGATTCATCAATAGTACAAGAGAAAGTTAAAGAAGCACCAATGTCAAAAGAAGAAACAGCTCAACCGGAATCAATTGAAGAAGTTAAGGAAACTTCTGCTGATTTAACTAAAGATTATGTTTTATCAGTAGGAAAAGAGTTCCTTAAAAAAGCAGATACTTCTGATAAGAAAGAATTTAGAAATAAACTTAACGAACTTGGTGCGGATAAGCTATCTACTATCAAAGAAGAGCATTATAAAACAATTGTTGATTTCATGAAGGCGAGAATCAATGCATGAAGCTAGATCACTCAAATAGGGCTCATGCAAAGCTTAGTGCAAGTGGAGCGAAACAATGGCTAAACTGCCCACCGAGTATTAAAGCAAGTGAAGGTATTGCAGATAAAAGTTCAGTTTTTGCTGAAGAAGGTACATTCGCCCATGAGTTAAGTGAATTATATTTCAGTCTTAAATATGAAGGTTTAACACAGTTTGAGTTTAATAAAGCTTTTCAAAATTATAAGCGAAATCAATATTACAGTGAAGAGTTGCGCGAATATGTTGAAGAGTACGTAGCTAATGTAGAAGAAAAGTATAACGAGGCTTTGAGTAGAGATGACGATGTAATAGCTTTATTTGAAACAAAATTGGATTTAGGTAAATACGTCCCTGAATCTTTTGGTACTGGTGATGTCATTATATTTTCAGGTGGTGTACTTGAAATTATTGACCTTAAATATGGTAAAGGCATTGAAGTTTCAGCTATAGATAATCCTCAACTTAGATTATATGGCTTGGGCGCATATGAACTGCTTAGTTTAATGTATGACATTCATACAGTTCGCATGACTATCATACAACCTCGAATAGATAACTTTTCTACTGAAGAGTTACCAATATCAAGATTACTTCAATGGGGAACCGATTTTGTTAAACCATTAGCCAGACTTGCTTATAACGGTGAAGGTGAGTTTAAAGCAGGTAGTCATTGTAGATTCTGTAAGATAAAGCATTCATGTAGAACACGTGCAGAATACATGCAAAATGTGCCTCAAAAGCCACCACATTTGTTAAGTGATGAAGAGATTGCAGAACTTTTATATAAACTGCCTGATATCAAAAAATGGGCTGATGAAGTAGAACATTATGCGCTAGATCAAGCGAAAGAAAATGATAAAAACTATCCTGGTTGGAAGCTTGTAGAAGGTCGTTCGCGAAGAATGATAACTGATACAAAAGCAACGCTTGAAAAGTTAGTTGAAGCGGGTTATAAACCTGAAGATATTACAGAAACCAAGTTACTTAGCATTACGAATTTAGAAAAATTAATTGGTAAAAAAGCATTTTCTAAAATTACAGAGGGCTTTATAGAAAAGCCGCAAGGTAAATTAACACTTGCTACCGAGTCGGATAAACGACCAGCTATAAAGCAATCTGCTGAAGATGATTTTGACAAACTATAAAAATTAAAAAGGACGGTATATAAACATGAAAGCAAAAGTATTAAATAAAACTAAAGTGATTACAGGAAAAGTAAGAGCATCATATGCACATATTTTTGAACCTCACAGTATGCAAGAAGGGCAAGAAGCAAAGTATTCAATCAGTTTAATCATTCCTAAATCAGATACAAGTACGATAAAAGCCATTGAACAAGCTATAGAAGCTGCTAAAGAAGAAGGAAAAGTTAGTAAGTTTGGAGGCAAAGTTCCTGCAAATCTGAAACTTCCATTACGTGATGGAGATACTGAAAGAGAAGATGATGTAAATTATCAAGACGCTTATTTTATTAACGCATCAAGCAAACAAGCACCTGGTATTATTGACCAAAACAAAATTAGATTAACGGATTCTGGAACTGTCGTAAGTGGTGATTATATTAGAGCTTCAATTAATCTATTTCCTTTCAACACAAATGGTAATAAGGGTATCGCAGTTGGATTGAACAACATTCAACTTGTAGAAAAAGGCGAACCTCTTGGCGGTGCAAGTGCAGCAGAAGATGATTTCGATGAATTAGACACTGATGATGAGGATTTCTTATAAGTCAATAGGTGGGGTTTTTAGCCCCGCTTTAATTTTAAAGAAATTGAGGTGTCAAGAATTTGAAATTTATGAATATAGATATTGAAACATATAGCAGTAACGATATTTCGAAATGTGGTGCCTATAAATACACAGAAGCTGAAGATTTCGAAATTTTAATTATAGCTTATTCAATAGATGGTGGACCGATTAGTGCGATTGACATGACTAAAGTAGATAATGAGCCTTTCCACGCTGATTATGAGACGTTTAAAATTGCTCTTTTTGACCCTGCTGTAAAAAAGTATGCATTCAATGCTAATTTCGAAAGAACTTGTCTTGCTAAACATTTTAATAAACAGATGCCACCTGAAGAGTGGATTTGCACAATGGTTAATTCAATGCGTATTGGCTTACCTGCTTCACTTGATAAAGTCGGAGAAGTTTTAAGGTTACAAAATCAAAAAGATAAAGCAGGTAAAAATTTAATCCGTTATTTTTCTATGCCATGTAAACCAACAAAAGTTAATGGTGGTAGAACAAGAAATCTACCTGAGCACGACCCTGAGAAATGGCAACAATTTATTGATTATTGTGTAAGAGATGTTGAAGTAGAAATGACGATTGCTAATAAAATTAAAGATTTTCCAGTAACTGAAATTGAACAAGCATATTGGGTTTTTGACCAACATATAAATGATAGAGGTATTAAGCTTTCTAAATCATTGATGTTAGGTGCTAATGTGCTTGATAAGCAGAGTAAAGAAGAATTGCTTAAACAAGCAAAACATATAACAGGTTTAGAAAATCCTAATAGTCCTACACAGTTATTGGCTTGGTTAAAGGATGAACAAGGATTAGATATACCTAATCTACAAAAGAAAACGGTTCAGGATTACTTAAAAGAAGCCACAGGAAAAGCTAAAAAAATGCTAGAAATTAGATTGCAAATGTCTAAAACCAGTGTGAAAAAATATAACAAAATGCATGACATGATGTGCAGTGATGAACGGGTAAGAGGTCTGTTTCAATTTTACGGTGCTGGTACTGGAAGATGGGCAGGTAGAGGTGTACAACTTCAGAATTTAACAAAGCATTATGTTTCAGATACTGAATTAGAAATAGCAAGAGATCTTATTAAAGAACAACGTTTTGACGATTTAGATTTATTACTCAATGTTCATCCTCAAGACTTATTAAGTCAATTAGTTAGGACGACATTTACTGCTGAAGAAAGTAATGAACTAGCAGTAAGTGATTTTTCTGCAATAGAGGCAAGAGTCATAGCTTGGTATGCAAAAGAACAATGGCGTTTAGATGTGTTCAACACACACGGAAAGATATATGAAGCATCGGCTTCTCAAATGTTTAATGTTCCGGTAGAAAGCATAACTAAAGGCGACCCTCTCAGACAAAAGGGAAAAGTGTCCGAATTAGCTTTAGGTTATCAAGGTGGCGCTGGAGCTTTAAAAGCAATGGGTGCATTGGAAATGGGCATTGAAGAAAGCGAGTTACAAGGTTTAGTTGATAGTTGGCGTAACGCAAATCCTAACATAGTTAATTTTTGGAAGGCTTGCCAAGAGGCTGCAATTAATACTGTAAAATCTCGAAAGACGCACCATACACATGGACTTAGATTTTACATGAAAAAAGGTTTTCTAATGATTGAATTGCCTAGTGGAAGAGCTTTAGCTTATCCGAAAGCTTCAGTTGGTGAAAATAGTTGGGGTAGTCAAGTTGTTGAATTTATGGGCTTAGATCTTAACCGTAAATGGTCAAAGTTAAAAACGTATGGTGGGAAGTTAGTCGAGAATATTGTTCAAGCAACTGCAAGGGATTTACTTGCGATTTCTATAGCAAGGCTTGAAGCATCAGGATTTAAAATAGTTGGACATGTTCATGATGAAGTAATTGTAGAAATACCTAAAGATTCAAATGGACTTAAGGAAATCGAAACTATCATGAATAAACCTGTTGATTGGGTAAAAGGATTGAATTTGAATAGTGACGGATTTACTTCTCCGTTTTATATGAAGGATTAGGAGTGTGATTGCATGCAACATCAAGCTTATATCAATGCTTCTGTTGACATTAGAATTCCTACAGAAGTCGAAAGTGTTAATTACAATCAGATTGATAAAGAAAAAGAGAATTTGGCGGACTATTTATTTAATAATCCAGGTGAACTATTAAAATATAACGTTATAAATATTAAGGTTTTAGATTTAGAGGTGGAATGATGGCTAGAAGAAAAGTTATAAGAGTGCGTATCAAAGGAAAACTAATGACATTGAGAGAAGTTTCAGAAAAATATCATATATCTCCAGAACTTCTTAGATATAGATACAAACATAAAATGCGCGGCGATGAATTATTGTGTGGAAGAAAAGACTCAAAATCTAAAGATGAAGTTGAATATATGAAGAGTCAAATAAAAGATGAAGAAAAAGAGAGAGAAAAAATCAGAAAAAAAGCGATTTTGAACCTATACCAACGAAATGTGAGAGCGGAATATGAAGAAGAAAGAAAGAGAAGATTGAGACCATGGCTTTATGATGGAACGCCACAGAAACATTCACGTGATCCGTACTGGTTCGATGTCACTTATAACCAAATGTTCAAGAAATGGAGCGAAGCATAATGAGTGTAATCAGTAACAGAAAAGTAGATATGAACGAAATGCAAGACAATGTTAAGCAACCAGCACATTACACATACGGCGACATTGAAATTATAGATTTTATTGAACAAGTTACGGCACAGTACCCACCACAATTAGCATTCGCAATAGGTAATGCAATCAAATACTTGTCTAGAGCACCGTTAAAGAATGGTCATGAGGATTTAGCAAAGGCGAAGTTTTATGTCCAAAGAGCATTTGACTTGTGGGAGTGATGACCATGACAGATAACGCACGCAAAGAATACCTAAACCAATTTTTCGGCTCTAAGAGATATCTGTATCAGGATAACGAACAAGTGGCACATATCCATGTAGTAAACGGCACTTATTACTTTCACGGTCATATCGTGCCAGGTTGGCAAGGCGTGAAAAAGACATTTGATACAGCGGAAGAGCTCGAAATATATATAAAGCAACATGGTTTGGAATATGAGGAACAGAAGCAACTAACTTTATTTTAGAGGAGGTTATGAAAGTGAACTATGAAACAGGGTTCCAACTAGGTGTAATGGAAGCTAGGTTGAAGAAGATGAGAAAACAACGTGATGAGTACAAGAAGCAACAAGATGAGCTTATTGTGGATATAGCTAAGTTAAGAGAGCGTAACGAAGAGCTGGAGAAGAAAGCGAGCGCATGGGATAGGCATTGCAAGAGCGTTGAAAAAGATTTAATAAACGAATTCGGCAACGATGATGAAAGAGTTAAATTTGGAATGGAATTAAACAAGAAAATTTTCATGGAGGAAGACACAAATGAATAATCGTGAACAAATTGAACAGTCCGTTATAAGTGCTAGTGCGTATAACGGCAATGACACAGAGGGATTACTAAAAGAGATTGAAGACGTGTATAAGAAAGCACAAGCGTTTGATGAAATACTTGAGGGTTTACCTGATGCTATGCAATATTCACTTGAAGAAGGTATTAAACTTAATGAATCAGTAGGAATTATGGCGGGTCAAGTTGTTTATAAATATGAGGAGGAACAGGAAAATGAAGAGTTTTAATGTTCAAATCACATACACAGGCATGATTGAAGAGACCATCGAGGCTGAAAGTTTAGAAGAAGCAGAAAATGAGGCGCGTGATATTGCGATGATGGAAGTACCATTTGATTGTGATGAATATGAAATTAATGTAGAGGAGAACGAATAATGACTAACACATTAACAATTGATCAGTTACAAGAGTTATTACAAATACAAAAGGAGTTCGACGATAGAATACCAACCAGAAATTTAAATGACACAGTAGCTAGTATGATTATTGAATTTGCGGAGTGGGTTAACACACTTGAGTTTTTTAAAAATTGGAAGAAACAACCAGGTAAGCCATTAGATACACAATTAGATGAGATTGCTGATTACTTAGCTTTCAGTTTGCAATTAACTTTGACTATTGTTGATGAAGAAGATTTGGAAGAAACTACTGAGGTTATGGTTGATTTGATTGAAAATGAAGTTACTTTACCTAAACTACATTCAGTTTATTTTGTTCATGTAATGCATACACTAACAGAACAATTTGTAAAAGGTATTGATAATAGTATTGTACAAGTTTTAATAATGCCTTTTTTGTACGCCAATACTTACTATACAATCGACCAACTCATTGACGCATACAAAAAGAAAATGAAAAGGAACCACGAAAGACAAGATGGAACAGCAGACGCAGGAAAAGGATACGTGTAAAGACATCTTAGATCGAGTCAAGGAGGTTTTGGGGAAGTGAGTTACATCATTACATTAGTTCTAATACTTGTATTCATAGTAATATTTAACAATTTATTCAACAGATATATGGTTTTGTACAAAGAATTAGATTTATTTACATGCAGAATTGGAATGTTATTAGTCTTAATCGTTATAGTAGATTTTGCAAAGCAAAAAAATATGTTGGCTACATTGAGTGTTGTACTAATACTTTTATTCGTAGAAAAACTTAGAATCATTCAAAGGAGTGATAAGAAGTGACACAATACTTAGTCACAACATTCAAAGATTCAACAGGACGACCACATGAACATATTACTGTGGCTAGAGATAATCAGACGTTTACAGTTATTGAGGCAGAGAGTAAAGAAGAAGCGAAAAAGAAGTACGAGGCGCAAGTTAAAAGGGATGCAATTATTAAAGTGAGTCAGTTGTTTGAAAATATAAGGGAGTGTGGGAAATGATTAAACAAATACTAATGAATAAAAATATGTTCTTCGTATTGGTTGTTATTATCCTTGTGATTGTTCCTGCTATCTATACAGTGGCTAGTTACCAACACAAAGAAACGCACCAAGGAACTATTACAGATAAATATAACAAGAGACAAGATAAAGAAGACAAGTTCTATATTGTATTAGACAACAAACAAGTCATTGAAAATTCTGATTTATTATTCAAAAAGAAATTTGATAGCGCAGACATACAAGCTAGGTTAAAAGTAGGCGACAAAGTAGAAGTTAAGACGATTGGATATAGAATACACTTTTTAAATTTATATCCGGTCTTATACGAAGTAAAGAAGGTAGATAAACAATGGGTTCGAGATTAAAAGCATTTTTATATTTTTTAATGTCCCTATTCCTTTTCCCTTTTACGTTTTTGTATTTGTTAGCTTACCATCACTTTGAAGACAAGCAACATTTTTTAACAACATGTATAGAGTATATAGAACTTGTTTATATGCTATTTATGCATAGTATTTTAGGTAAAAAAGTAAACGAACCTTTTAACATCGACGAAATAGATTTTTGGTTGAGGTTTGGTTTCAAACTAAAAAGATATACGGGTTTAAGTAAAGAAGAAATAAAACTACTACGCCAAGAAATACCAGTCTTACGTTATGACAAACCAGAAGTAACAAAAGACTATATAGAGTACATTAATATTAATTATACGGCAGACACGTATTATTGCTTTTTTAAAGATGGAACGTTTAGGTTCTATGATGATTATACCAACCAAAAATTAAAAGGAACTATTGATTCAGATTTTTTCAAAAAACTAGAATCATGGAACCTCCTAGTAGAAAAAGGAAAGAGAATAAGTGATGATATTTAAAAAAATCGAGTTGGTTATTAGAAATAGTAAAGAAGGCAGGTAAAAAATGATTAAACAAATATTAAGACTATTATTCTTACTAGCGATGTATGAGCTAGGTAAGTATGTAACTGAGCATGTATATATTATGACGACGGCTAATGATGATGTAGAGGCGCCAAGTGACTTTGAAAAAATCAGAGCTGAAGTTTCATGGTAATAGCTATTATCATTTTTGAATTAATTATATTAATGTGTTTAGCAATAGCACTGGAGGTGTTGTAACTATGTGGATTGTCATTTCAATTATTTTAGCTATATTTTTATTGATCTTGTTAAGTAGCATTTCTCATAAGATGAAAACCATAGAAGCATTGGAGTATATGAATGCTTATCTTTTCAAGCAGTTAGTAAAAAATAATGGTGTTGAAGGTTTAGAAGATTATGAAAATGAAGTTGAACGAATTAGAAAAAGATTCAAAAGCTAAAGAGAGGCGTTGGCTTCTCTGCTCTATCTAAAATAATGAAAGGAGCCGAACATGTTAGACAAAGTCACTCAAATAGAAATAATTAAATATGATCGTGATGTCTCATATTCTTATGCTGCTAGTCGTTTATCCACACATTGGACTAATCACAATATGGCTTGGTCTGACTTTATGCAGAAGCTAGCACAAACAGTTAGAACTAAAGAAGATTTAACTGAGTACAATAAAATGCCTAAGTCTGAACAAGCAGATATAAAAGATGTTGGCGGATTTGTCGGTGGTTATTTAAAAGAAGGCAAACGACGTGCTGGTCAAGTCATGAATCGTTCAATGCTAACACTTGATATCGATTATGCTGCTCAAGATATGACTGACATATTATCTATGTTTTATGATTTTGCATATTGTTTGTATTCAACACATAAGCATAGAGAGATAAGTCCAAGATTACGTTTAGTGATTCCTTTAAAACGGAATGTAAATGCGGATGAGTATGAGGCTATTGGACGTAAAGTGGCAGATATCGTTGGCATGGATTACTTCGATGATACAACTTATCAACCACATAGGTTAATGTATTGGCCTTCAACTAGCAATGATGCAGAATTTTTATTTACCTATGAAGATTTACCTTTGTTAGACCCAGATAAAATATTAAATGAATATGTTGATTGGACTGACACATTAGAATGGCCAACGTCTTCAAGGGAAGAGAGTAAGACTAAAAGATTAGCAGATAAGCAAGGCGACCCAGAAGAAAAGCCGGGAATTGTTGGTGCATTTTGTAGAGCCTATACGATAGAAGAAGCTATAGAAACTTTTATTCCTGATTTATACGAAAAACATTCTACTAACCGTTATACCTATCATGAAGGTTCAACTGCAGGTGGATTGGTGTTATACGAAAATAACAAGTTTGCCTATTCTCATCATAATACGGATCCCGTAAGCGGTATGCTTGTGAACAGTTTTGATTTAGTACGCATACACTTATATGGTGCTCAAGATGAAGACACTAAAACAGATACTCCGGTTAATCGACTACCTAGTTATAAAGCAATGCAGCAAAGAGCGCAAAATGATGAGGTTGTTAAAAAGCAATTAATTAACGACAAAATGACTGATGCAATGGAGGATTTCGACGAAATAGAAAATAACGATGATGTATGGTCTGAGACGTTAGAAATTACTTCGAAAGGTACTTTCAAAGCTAGTATTCCAAATATAGAAATTATATTGCGTAATGATCCAAATTTAAAAGGAAAAATAGCATTTAATGAATTTACAAAACAAATTGAATGCTTAGGGAAAATGCCATGGAATAATAATTTTAAAATACGTCAATGGCAAGACGGTGATGATAGCAGTTTAAGAAGTTATATCGAAAAGATTTATGACATACACCATTCAGGCAAAACAAAAGATGCCATTATAAGCGTAGCAATGCAAAATGCCTATCATCCAGTAAGAGATTATCTAAATAAAATATCGTGGGATGGGCATAAACGTCTTGAAAAGTTATTTATCAAATACTTAGGTGTTGAAGACACTGAAGTGAATAGAACAACTACCAAAAAGGCATTGACTGCTGGAATCGCTCGAGTAATGGAGCCTGGATGTAAATTTGACTATATGCTTACACTTTATGGTCCTCAAGGTGTAGGTAAATCTGCTTTGCTAAAAAAATTAGGTGGTGCATGGTTTTCTGACAGTTTAGTTTCTGTTACTGGTAAGGAAGCATATGAGGCATTACAAGGCGTTTGGTTAATGGAAATGGCAGAACTTGCAGCTACAAGAAAAGCTGAAGTTGAAGCTATTAAGCATTTCATATCTAAACAAGTTGACCGGTTTCGTGTTGCTTATGGACATTATATTGAAGATTTTCCAAGGCAATGTATTTTCATTGGTACAACTAATAAAGTTGATTTCTTAAGAGATGAAACTGGTGGAAGACGTTTTTGGCCAATGACTGTAAATCCAGAGAGAGTTGAAGTGAACTGGTCTAAACTAACCAAAGAAGAGATCGACCAAATCTGGGCAGAAGCTAAATACTATTATGAACAAGGAGAAGAGTTGTTCCTTAACCCTGAACTAGAAGAAGAAATGCGTTCAATCCAAAGTAAACATACTGAGGAGTCTCCATATACAGGTATTATTGATGAATATCTTAACACGCCAATCCCAAGCAATTGGGAAGACTTGAGCATCTTTGAAAGAAGACGATTTTATCAAGGTGATGTTGATATGTTACCAACAGGAAATGTAGATTACGTTGAAAGAAATAAGGTCTGTGCGCTTGAAGTGTTTGTTGAATGTTTTGGTAAGGATAAGGGAGATAGTAGAGGATCTATGGAAATTAGAAAGATTTCAAACATCTTAAGACAATTAGACAATTGGTCTGTATATGATGGTAATAAAAGTGGGAAAATTCGATTTGGAAAAGATTATGGTGTACAGATAGCTTATGTAAGAGATGAAAGTTTAGAAGATTTAATATAATAAATATTGAATAAATATACATTTTAGAGTGTTGTATCAGATGTTGCATCATTTTTTGAGTGATGCAACACGTGAGTGTAAAAAGTAATCGTAGGTGTTGCATCATTTTTAGTGATGCAACATTGATGCAACAAATGATACAACACCTCTTTCCCTTATCGCTGTAAGGTTCAACCCTGTTTGTTTCCAATGTTGCATCAAATTCACTATAAAGTTTAAAAAGTAGTGTTAGGGAGTAAAGGGGTATAGGGGTAACCCTCTAACAGCTATTTTTAAAAGTTTGGCAAGAATTGATGCAACATCGGAACACAAATATAAATTTTGTATACAAGGTGAATATATGAAAGAATCGACATTAGAAAAATATTTAGTGAAAGAGATAACAAAGCTAAACGGTTTATGTTTAAAATGGGTTGCACCTGGAACAAGAGGTGTGCCAGATAGAATTATTATTATGCCAGAAGGAAAAACATATTTTGTAGAAATGAAGCAAGAAAAAGGAAAGTTGCATCCTTTACAAAAATATGTGCATAGACAATTTGAAAATAGAGATCATAAAGTATATGTGTTATGGAATAAAGAACAAGTAAATACTTTTATCAGAATGGTAGGTGGAACATTTGGCGATTGACTTCAAACCACATAGCTATCAAAAGTATGCAATAGATAAAGTGATAGATAATGAGAAATACGGTCTGTTTTTAGATATGGGTCTAGGGAAAACAGTATCAACACTTACAGCATTTAGTGAATTGCAGTTGTTAGACACTAAAAAAATGTTAGTCATAGCACCTAAACAAGTTGCTAAAGATACATGGGTTGATGAAGTTGATAAGTGGAACCATTTAAATCATCTGAAAGTGTCTTTAGTTTTAGGAACACCTAAAGAAAGAAATGCTGCATTAAACACAGAGGCTGATATCTATGTAACCAATAAAGAAAATACTAAATGGTTATGTGATCAATATAAAAAAGAATGGCCATTTGATATGGTTGTAATTGATGAACTGTCTACATTTAAAAGCCCTAAGAGTCAAAGGTTTAAATCTATTAAAAAGAAATTACCACTCATTAATAGATTTATAGGATTAACAGGAACACCTAGTCCAAATAGTTTACAGGATTTATGGGCTCAAGTTTATTTGATAGACAGAGGCGAAAGACTTGAGTCTTCATTCAGTCGTTATCGAGAAAGGTACTTTAAACCAACACATCAAGTTAGCGAACATGTTTTTAACTGGGAGCTAAGAGACGGATCTGAAGAAAAGATATATGAACGAATAGAAGATATATGTTTAAGCATGAAAGCGAAAGATTATCTGAATATGCCTGGCAGAGTTGATACTAAACAAACAGTAGTCTTATCCAATAAAGAGCGTAAGTTATATGATGAGCTTGAAAAACATTACATCCTAGAATCGGAAGAAGATGGAACAGTTGTAGCTCAAAATGGGGCATCATTAAGTCAGAAACTACTTCAACTATCTAACGGTGCAGTTTATACAGATGATGGAGATGTAAGGGAAATACATGATAAGAAATTAGAGAAGTTAGAAGAAATTATCGAGGAATCACAAGGTCAACCAATACTATTGTTTTATAACTTCAAACACGATAAAGAAAGAATACTTCAAAGGTTTAAGGAAGCAACCACATTAGAGGATTCAAACTATAAAGAACGTTGGAATAGTGGTGACATTAAGCTGCTTATAGCGCATCCAGCAAGTGCAGGGCATGGATTAAACTTACAACAAGGTGGACACATTATTGTTTGGTTTGGACTTACGTGGTCATTGGAATTATATCAACAAGCAAATGCTAGATTATACAGACAAGGACAAAATCATACGACTATTATGCATCATATTATGACCGATAACACGATAGATCAAAGAGTATATGAAGCTCTACAGAATAAAGAACTAACGCAAGAAGAATTGATGAAAGCTATTAAAGCAAGAATAGCTAAGCATAAGTAATGGAGGTCTAACATGGGGAACACAATATATGATATCAAGCCAGGAACATTTAAATATATTGAATCAGAAATATATAATTTAAATGAGAACAAGAAAGAAATAAAAAGATTGAGGTTGGAAATACTTAATCCTACGAAGGAACAAGATTCCAATATTGTATATGGACCATTACAAAAAGGCGAACCAGTTAGAACAACTGAACTAATGGCAACTAGATTATTAACTAATAAGATGTTACGAAACCTAGAAGAAATGGTCGAAGCAGTTGAGAGTGAATACTTAAAGTTGCCTGAAGATCATAAGAAAGTAATAAGGCTGAAGTATTGGAATAAAGAAAAGAAGTTAAAGATGGAACAGATAGGACATGAATGCCATATGCATCGTAATACTGTTACTACTATACGAAAGAACTTTGTTAAAGCGGTAGCGTATCATGCAGGTATCAAATAGCATTGTGCAAAGATTGTGCAAAAGGCCTACAAATCTGTAGTAATATGATAGTATCGGAAAGATGTATAAAGTTATCTAAAAGTTATACGACACAAGTACACGAGGCACATCGCTATACGGTGTGTCTTTTGTTACGCAATCAAAGAGGTGTAAGAGATGACCAAGCATAATAACATTTATAAGCATGGTCGTAAGTCATATCAATACGATTGGTTCTATCATTCAAAAGCATGGAAGAAGTTAAGAGAGATAGCATTAGATAGAGATAATTATCTTTGTCAAATGTGTTTACGCGAAGATATTGTAACAGATGCAAACATTGTGCATCACATTATTTATGTTGATGAAGATTTTAACAAAGCTTTAGACTTAGATAATCTAATGTCAGTTTGTTATAGCTGTCATAACAAAATTCATGCAAATGATAATGACAAAAGTAGTCTTAAGAAAATTAGAGTTCTAAAAATTTAAATAAAAAAATTATTTAAATAAAATTTTATAGCCCCCTGCCCATTGGCTTAAAATGTTTTTTCGCCGGGTAC